CTTGCAGAACCATCTTCAAGAGTTAACGTGCCATCAAGTTGTAAAAGTTCTACCCAATCATTGTTTGCTGAGTTTCTGATTTTTAGAACTCCATTTGTAGTATCAGCCCACCACATATAAGCTGCTGTAGTACTAGGAGCAGAAGAACTACTGTTATTTGTTAATATTGCCTGTAATACATTATTAATATCAGCCCTGACGTTAGCTCCCGTGGAGTTGTCTATAACATAATCGTGAGTTGCCATTGCCTAATCCAAATTTTTATTTAATTATATCTTAATTCAATATTAACTACCACGACCAAAACCAACAGCAGTATAACTAAATGTTTTATTTTGTACAGCGTTAAATTCATTAGTAAATTTTATTGTAAAACCAGTACCAGATATATTTGTTATTTCAAATTTATCAGTACCACCAAGATCATTAGCAGTAATACCAATGCTTGGTAATTGTGAACCTGCTGCAACATCAGTACCACTAGCACCCGTAAAAAACGCATGATCAAAAGTTATTGAAAGACCAGAAGATGATGTACCAGAACTTAAGTTAGATTTTTGTTCTGTTCTCCTATCTAATTCTGCGGTGTACCCAAGCTGATCTATTTCGATAGATTGTGCAGGGTCATCACTATCCATTTCACATCTAAATTTAAATCCTCTACCTATGTGCGTACCATTAGCAAAAGTATTAAATGTTTTACCTGTAAAATCACTGTCTTGATAACTTGAACCATTACTTGGTGCAGCAGTTGTGGTAGCAACTAACAATTTTGCATTTACATCAAATGCAGTAGCAGCATCAAAATCTGTCCATGTATCTATATTTGCTGATCTCTTATCAATTAAATCATTAGGATAAAAACCTTGTGTAACAAAATGTCGAGTAAGTCTAAGTGGATGTACAGAACCTAAATCTAATATATTTGCAAAATCATAAGAACCTCCTGTTATATCTACAGCACCTAGAAAATCAAAATCAGCAATAGCATCAAAATCAGTGACAGTATCTAATGTTTCTAATGAACCTAATACAAGACCATTTACATCATTACTAAAAAAACAATCTACTTTAGTACCTGCAAAAGGTGGGCTATCTGTATCTTCTCTATCTGTAAATGTAACAAGTTTAGGAAATGGGTCAGGATTAGTGACAACAACTGATGCTTCACCAGAACTTAATCTTCCGCCATCATCCCTAAATTTTAAAATATACTCTCCATCAATCGCTGGAACAAGCGTTTCGCTGACAGATCCAGGCAATCTGGGAATTATGTCAACAGAATTTGTAAAAGTACCATTGCCATTTGTTAAATTACTATGCCTTACTACTACGTTTCCACCGTGCAGTACATCAACATCTGTGGATTGATTAAAACGCAAACGTAATAGTTGATCTGATACTGGTTCTACAAGTAAACCTGTAACATCAGCAGGTACAGCAGTTTTACCAACAGCATTAAATGTTAAAGTTGTGGGTTGTACACTAGGTTCAAACAATGCATTATAACTATATACTTCAAATTCATATGTACCAAGTTCAGTATCAAATATTTCAAAAATAGGACTTTGTACAATTGTTGTTTGAAAACTACCACTATTAAATTTATGTTTTACAGAATATTGTGAAACACCTGCTACTGGTTGCCATGAAACAATTAACTTACTTACTGCTCTATCACCTAATACAATAATCCTTTCATCACCTGCAATATTACTAGGTGCATCTTTTGGTTCTATTAGATTAGTTATGACAGGTATTGTTATCGCTGCACCATCTTCTACAAATGCATATTTATCAGAATTATGAAACATCGCTGCAATTGTAAATAAATTATTGTCTTCTTTAACAGATATGACCTTAAAATCTTCTGTTTCTGTTGTTGCTCTTACTAATAACCACATTCCATTAACTTGTGGTGCAGATGCGTATGCACTAGAAACTGTAATAACAGAACCAGATATTGTTGATATTGTTTGCGTTTCTAATGTACCATCTGTAAGTATTACTGATAACTGATCACCACTAGCTGCCTCTGTTGGTAAATCTTTTGTATTATCAACAGTTATCTGTGTAGTTGTTGCTGCTGATATTCTTCCTGATCTTCTTAAACCACTGCGAACAGGATCTTGTATTGTAATAACATCTCCAGGTCGTATAAGAGAACCTGCATCTGCTGTAGTTGTAAATGCAACTGTCTCAGTTTCGTTGTTTTGTGTGTAAAGATGCCACAAACCCATTCTTCTAGCTTGTGCCTGATCGCTACAACCAATTGCCTCAATATTTTTTACAACAACTCCATATTTAGATTGATTAGCAGATGTATCTTCAACAGTTTCGTACTCATATGTTCTAGTCTCATTTTGAAAATATTTAACATTTACTACTGTATCTTTTGTTGTTTGACTTACACCTGTATATACGAAACCATCTTCTAAGACATTTGCATATGAAAAAAAATAACTACTTGTTGTTGGTCTGTCTTGTGAAAGTGTTATCTTACCATCTTCGTAAAATAAACTTGCTCTCATTATTGATGCAATTTTATTTAATAATGTATAAGCTTGATGGCTACTTTGTATGACAATATTGCAACTAAATCTAGGCGATGTACCACCTTGACCATTATCTATTAACTGTGAGTTATATTCTGATGCAGAATAAAAAGCATATTTGTCCACTTGATCTTCAGAAACAAAATCACCAAATCCAGCCCTACTTTCCGTAATAATGTCATAAAGAACCCAAGCTGGATCATTACAATATTCTTTTGCAGTTTTAAGTGTTCCGTTAAATGATCCACTAAAAGACAAAGAACCATCAGATCTTACAGTCGCGTTATGAGGTATTTTGACTAATCTTCCTCGTACTCTATAAGTACGTCTTGGTATCGATCTAAAAATTTCAGAATCAAATCGTAATGCAGCAAGCGAGGTGTTGTTATATGTTGATGGATCAAAAATAAGCTCAGTTATTGATGTAAGTTCAAATGCATTTTGCAATAAATTGTCAGTGCTATCTTCTGTTATTCTTGTAACAGTTACTGTCAATGGGAAATCAGAACTTTGTATATCATCAGGCAAAAATATTATATGATCTTTAAAATAAGGTGATGTGCTTTTACCTTGTACTTTAGCACCAGTAGTAGTATTGCTTGGTAATGTGCCACCACCGCTTACAGAAGGTATTATTTTTTTTAAGGTTGTACCTGCCTGATCTTTAACCTCAATATTATAATTAACAGTAGTACCAGAAATATTCCCATCATCTTCAATCTTTTGTAATCTAGGAAAGCCTATCGTTACTCTAATACCTTCAGTAGATGTATCTGTAATAGTTACTGTTTGTGGACTTGCAACAGTAACAGTAACACCCACAGTTCTATCTCTTTCTGTTTCTTTTAACCCTGGTATTCTTGTTTGTGAAGACTTACCAAAACGTGGTATGAATCTTGGTCTATTTGAATCAGCAGTACCAAAATTAAAATCAGAATCCTCAGGATTTGTATTTGATGCAGATTGTTTTAAAACTTGTGTATTATTTAAAAATACATCTTTTAAACTAGTTATGTTGTAATTGTTTGTTCCTTGTGTATGACCAGCAGCTATAGCAGATGGAAAACCTGAGATCTCTCCTTCTGCTATAACATCTAATAAAGTAACAAACTGACGAGAGCCAATCTCGCCTTCTTTCATCTCACTATCGTAATATCTTAAGTTAAGCTGACCTTCAACATCATTCTTTTTAAATCTAAGACTATTTGCATCAGTAATATCACTTGGTATAGTCATAATTAATCCTTGAATACAGGTGCAGTGTCTGTACCAGAACTGACCACGATTGAGCCAGTAAATACTTCTCCATATATTAAAGGTATGCAAACACCACTACGAGATACGTTTTGTATGCCACTAAATGAATAATTAACCCTTGCATCTGTTTCGCTTAGTCCACTTTCTACATCACCTACATTTGGCTGTTGCTGTGGAAAAAGCATATTTGTAACACCACTTATAGCCATTGATGTACCAATAGCTGTCAAAATACCTCCAATTGCTGCAAATACTGCACCACCAACAGCAGTTGCAGCAGCACCAGCACCAAAAAATGCAGCAGCAACCCAAAACCATGCACCTGATACGACAGGAATAATTCTTATTTCACCCTCACTATGTACTAATAAATCATCTTCTGTTTTTACAACATCATTATTGATAGTTATACGATACATATTTTCTTGTAAATGTTTATTTATCTCAGGATGATTACATACAAGATATTTATATACGTCTTTCATATTTTTTACATCTGCATAATTAACGTGCCAACCTACTAATTGTGCTAATCTTCCATATACTTTTATTTTGCGTAAACCTTTTTCATCTTTTGTTTTTTCCCTATCTATAAATTTATCTCTCGAAAGCATTGGTTTATGAACTTTTGGTTTTAGTTCTATACATTCATCATCTAAAGGATTAAATATAAACCAAGATAACCCAAGAAAATCACAGTTTTTAATATCTTCTTTTGATGCTGTTAAATCACCATTAGGGTGTGAATGGCATATATATAAGACAGTTCCTGTTTCTTCTGCTTTTGCGTAATCTTCTGGATCTATAGTAAAACTATTAGCACCTTCTATAGCTATATTTTTACATGGATAATATTCTTGTTTACCATCTACATCTATAACTAAACCACAACTTTCATTAGGTAATAATGTTTTAGCATGGTGTAATGCCTGTTCTTGCCAAGTGTTCATGCAAACGTACCAACAGATGGAAAATCTTTTCTTGTAATTATTCTCTTAGGTGCATTACGATTTTGCAAGTCTAAAGATGATGTACATTCAAATTCTACAAAATCTTTACTTTCTACAGTTTTTCTATCAATAAAAAATGTCTGATTTTCATATGTATTATTAGCAGGTGTACCATATGGATTTGTACCTGATTCAAAATTAGCATTGTCTAAATAACGCAACATCGTAACTTTTCGTACAAATTTAGCACCATTAAGATCATTTTTAGGCGTAGTTAGGTTTGCTTGCGTCATTAAAGCAGTAACAGTAGACAATATATTGCTAATCCTTAATGTAGGTCTTGGTCTAGATGATCTTGTAGCTTGATATTCAAATCCATTTGCTTCTATTGGTATGCGTGTATATGTATTACCTTGAAAAACTACATTATATGTAGTGTTCATATTTATACCATTATGAAATCTACTTACATCACTACTACCATGTAATGCAGCAACTAAATGTATCTCAAATAATTCAATCTTTGCACTAGGATTTACTTTTTGTAGTTCTTCTGTAGGTATAGCCATTATGGTTCAAAAACCTCCTCAAAAGTAGCTGATATTGTTGCACGATTTGCAAAGTTAATTGTTTTGTTCCATCTTTTACATATAAATTGTGAAGCACCTGTTTTTGTTACTGTACAATCACCAGAATTAGTAGCACTACTACCAGCAGTTATCGTAAATATATTTGCACTTGTCAAAGACACTACAGAAAAATTACCATCTGTCGCACTACCAGAAGTAAAATCTACAGTAATTGAATCATTAGCAAATAATTGATGATCAGTAATTGTTATTGTTATTGTTGTACCACTTTGACTATAAGTACCTGTTTTTGAATAGTCTTCACCAGGAGGTGTAAATGTAAATGAAGCCTGATCCAATGCCCTTTCATTTAAAAAATATTCAATTGTATCGCTTTCTGCTTCTGTAATATTTTCAAACTTAAGGCTATAGTTTTTAGGATTTTGATGTGCTGCAATTCCTATAAGTTGACGCTGCTCAAATCCATCAGCATAGCGTATGCTTTTTATGTTAGGTTGACTTGATTTACGCTGTCCAAATGATGGATTGATAGCAGGGAAAGTAGCCATAGTTATGCGTTAGATAAAAGTCCTCCAGCACGTTTTTGTGCAATCAATTCAGCTTGTATAGCTTGTGCTAATACATTACCAAATTCATTTGCCTGTCCAGAATCTCCTTCTACAGAAGAACCTGATGCGTCTACGTTTACAACTATATTAGTAGATCCTCCACCAGATGACTCAACTCCTAAATTACCAGAACGACCACGTTTAAGAGGTAATATTGCTTCTGGTGATCCAGCCTCTCCCATCAAACCTAAGTTACCTGCTGCTCCGTAACGGAAAAATGTTGGCTGTGTTACGACACCACCTTTTGCATATTTCATTAAACCTTCTTTAGCAAAGGCATTGCCCATTGCACTAAATGACAATCCAAGATTAAAAATACCGCTTATGCCTTTCATTAATGGCATCATTACTTTTTGTCTAATAATTATTCTTGTCATATCTGCTATAAGTGATCTTGCAAAATCACTAAAGTTTAACTTTCCTGTCATTACAAAATTAACGAGTGCATCTTCCATATTTTTAAATGCATTTACAACAGTACTTTGTATTTGTTTTGTTACATCTTTAATAGACTCGATATAACTTTGCATACCTGCTGCAACCTTTGTACCAAATGTTTCGTCTAGCTCTTTCTTAAGTCCACTTGTAGCTTCTTTTGCTCTTTGTGCATTCTCAACAAACTCATCAAATTTAGGAGTACCAAACACCTCCTCTATCGTCATATTTTCTGTACCTTCAAAAAGTTTTTTTAATTCATTTTTATAATCAATTGCTGGTTGTATTGCTTTTTTTATACCTTCTTGATTACCTTCACTAAGCTTTATCCTAAAATCAAAATCTTGAAAATTTTGTATTATATTGCCTAACCCTGGTATCTTTTTGAATGCTTCTAAAGTATCACTTAATGCATCTAACATAGAGTTAACCATTTCAGCAACTTTGTTGAATGCCTTTCTTATATTGTCAATAAAAAAATTAAATACTCCAGATACAACTCCAAAAATATCCGATCCTATTTTTCCTAATACACGACCAACACCTTGAAAAATATTAACAATATCAGTAATACCTTTTTTTATAATATCTTTGTTAGTGTTAAAAAATTTAAGAGTTTTTGTTGTTTGATCTTGAAATAAAGCACCAATATTTGCAAACAAACCACCAAAGTTATCTTTAAAATTAGAAAACTCTGTAGCTAATCTATCTCCAGCAGCAGCAGGTGATTCTGCAAGAAT